ACCGGCCGGCTGCTGATCCCGCTGCATGGCCGGGTCGGTCGCAAGCGTTTCAAGGCGCAGATCGCCGAACTGATGCGGGGCGGCAACGCCTATTTCGTCAAGGGCCGCCAGGGAAACCTCGTCCTGATGGCCGAGAACCTCCGGGAACACGACCGGCCGTTGGCCGGCTTCAAACGCCGTTATCGCCAGGCCGCGGGCCTCAAGCGCCTGCAGCGCGGCGCGGTTATCCCGATCGCCGTCCTCGTCCCGCGGGTGGTGCTCAAGAAACGCCTCGACATCGCGCGGCTGGTCGCCGGAGGCCTCCCGCGTCTGGCGGTGGCGATCGAGACGCAGATCCGCCGGATCGATTGACCATGGCCAACAACCGTATTGCCATCCTCGTCGCGCTCGAAGGCGCCGACGACGGACTCAAACGCGCCATCACCTCGGCCGAGCGTAGTCTCGGGCAACTCTCCAGCACCGCCAGGACGTCGGGGGCGCAGGCCGCGGCCGGGGTCGCCCAGGTCCAGGCCGGGATGTCGGCCCTGAGCGAGCAGGTGGCCCGCGCGAAGACGCAGTGGCTGGCTTTCCTGTCGATCGATTGGGCAGCCGGCAAGGTGCAGGCGATCGTCCAGGTCGCCGACGCGTGGAACCTGATGGCCGCACGCCTGAAACTCGCCACCGCCGGCCAGCGGGAGTTCATGACTGCCCAATCGGCCCTGTTCGACATCGCGCAACGGATCGGCGTGCCGATCCAGGAGACCGCGACGCTGTACGGCAAGCTGCAGCAGGCGGTGCGGATGCTCGGCGGCGAGCAGCAGAGCGCTTTGACGCTTACCGAGAGCATCTCGCAGGCGCTGCGCATCTCGGGCGCTTCCGCCACCGAAGCGCAGTCCTCACTCTTGCAGTTCGGGCAGGCGCTGGCTTCCGGCGTGCTCCGCGGCGAAGAATTCAACTCGGTCGTCGAGAACAGCCCGCGCCTCGCCCAGGCGCTCGCCGATGGGCTCGATGTGCCGATCGGACGACTGCGCAAGATGGCCGAGGAAGGTCGCCTGACCGCCGACGTCGTCGTCAACGCGCTGCGCTCGCAGAAGGACCAGCTCGCCGCCGAGTACGCCCAACTGCCGGCGACGGTCGGCCAGGCCTTCGAGCGCCTGCGCAACGCTTTCGGCCAGTGGGTCAACCGGGTCGATGAAGCCACGGGCCTGACCCAGAAGCTGGCCCAAGCCCTGACCTGGCTCGCGCAGAATCTCGACACCGTGATGCAGGCGGTGAAGCGTCTCGCCGAGTTGGGGCTGGCGGTGCTGGTTTACCGCCTGATCCCGGCGCTGATCACCGCCTGGCAGACCGCCGGCGCCGCGGTGGTAACCGCGGCCCGCCTCACCGTCGCGGCCTGGGCGACCGTCAATCTGTCGGTTTCGGCCGCCGTCGCCAGCGTCGGCCTGCTCAAGACGGCGTTCGCCGGATTGGGCGCCTTCCTCATCGGTTGGGAAATCGGCACCTGGCTCGCCGAGAAGTTCGCGATCGTCCGCCAGGCCGGCATCTTCATGGTCGAGGTGCTGGTCAAGGCCGTCGAGCAACTGCGCTACCGCTGGGAAGTCTTCGCGGCCGTCTTCTCGTCGGACACGATTCGGGAAGCCACCCAGCGCCACCAGGCCCGCCTCGCCGAGATGAAGGCGATCTTTGCCGAGATGACCACCGAGGCATCGAAGGGCGCCGAAGCCGCCAAGGGCGCGATGGCCACCGCCGCGACCACCGCCGAGGAGATCGCGAAGCGCCTGGAAGCCGTTCGCCGGGGCACGCAGGAGGCCGTCGGACGCGGCATCGAGGCGGTGCATACGGCCCTGGAGAAGCTGAAGTCTCGTCTCGGCGAGGTCGAGCAGGCGATGACCAAGGCGAGCCAGACGGTCCATGACGCCACCGCTAAAATGGCCGAGGCCTACCAGGGGCTCACGTCGCTGGTGGACGCGAATCTGCAACGCCAGGTCGACGCCGTCAAGGCGCGCTACGCGCAGGAGCAGGCCGCGCTGGAGACGTCGAAAGCGTCCGAAGCGGCGCAGATCACGCGCTCGACGGCGCTGCTGACCGACGCGCTGACCCAGCAAACCGCGCTGCGGCAGAAAGCGACCGCCGACACGCTGAAGCTGATCACCGACGAATCCCAGGCCCGCATCGAGTCCGCTCGCCGTCAGGGGCAGACCGAGGAGGAGCGCGTCGCCAACGTCCAGCGTGTGGAGAACGCGATCCTGGCCACACAGCGGCAGACGATGACGCAGGCGCTCGCCGAGTACCGGCAGCACATCGACGCGCTCAACGCGGAAGCGAATCGGCATCTCGCCGAAGTGACCCGCATCGAGGAAGCGAAGCGTCAGCTCGCGATGACGACCGATGAGCGCGTTCGCGAGATCCAGCGGCAGGGCATGAGCGCCTTCGAGGCGACCGAGGATCGGAAACGCCAGATCGTCGAGCTTCAGGAGAAGGCGCGCGAAGCGCTGGCCAACGGCGAGTTCGAACAGGCCCGGCAGCTCGCGAGACAAGCGATGGACCTCGCCACCCAGGTCGCGAGCAGCCAGACCAGCGACGCCAAACGCGCCGAAGACGCCCGCACGCAATCCGAGCAGGCGGTGTCGAAGGTCACCGAACTCGAAGCCCGCGCGCGCGAAGCCACCCTCAAGCAGGAATACGCCCAGGCCGAAGCGCTGACGCGGCAGGCCGAGGCCTTACGTACCGAGTTGGCCCGGAAGGCGAGCGAGGCCGATGCCCAGGTCGTCCAGAGCAAGGGCGGGGTCCAGCAGGCCATCGAGCGCATCCGCGAGTCCGAGGAGATCCTCAACCAGGCGCTGGACGCCGAGGCCCAGGCGCACCAGAAAGCCGCGCAGTCGGCGCTGACCGCGCGCGCGGAGATCCAGCAGACCCTGACGCAGACCGAAGCGCAGATCAACCAGATCACCGTGAAACTCGCGCAGGGGCTGAAGGTCACGCTGGAAGCGGACACCGCGCGCTTCGACCAGGCCATCGCCGAGTTGGACCAGGCGTTCGCCGAGAAGCAGGTCCTGCTCAAGATTCAGGCTGACTTGCAAGAGGCCGAGAAGACCCTGCAGGACTACGAGCAACGGCTCAAGGCAGGCCAGACGCTGCCGGTCGATGCCGACGTCTCCCAGGCCCAGGCGGCACTGGACCGGCTCAAGACCTACGCCGAACAGAACGCGCAGGTCGAACTGAAGGTGGCGACCGAGAAGGCACAGGTCGCCGTGGCCAACGTCGGTACGATGATCCAGGCGTTGAATGGTCTTGAGACCGAGTCCCGCCACGTCGTCCAGACCAATGCCGACGCCGCGCGCGCCGAGATCCAGAGCCTCAACGGGATGAACACCTCGAGCACGCACACGATCGTCGTGCAGCGGGTCGAGTCCAACGCCACCGGTGGACTCGTCGGTACGGTGCCGCGGTTCGCCGCCGGTGGCGCCGTGGCTCCCCCCTTCCCCACGATGACCGGCGGCACGGTGCCGGGGTCCGGCCACCACGACACGGTCCCGCGCACGCTGCAGGCCGGCGCCTTCGTGCTGCGCAAGGCCGCGGTCCAGAAGTACGGTGCCGGCGCGCTGTCGCGCCTGGCGACCCTGGCCCGCGCGTCGGCGCGCGGGGTCGGCGTGGCACGCTACGCCGAGGGCGGCAAGGTCCTGCCTTTCGGCCTCAAACGCTGGCCGGGTGACGACGCACCGACCGATGCGCCCAAGAAGAACCGCGAGGTGGCCGAAGCCCAGCAACTGATCGAGTTGGGCCTGCAAGGCATGAGCATTTACACCGGTTGGCTCAATGCCGGAGCGGGTTGGGCGTACAGCGCCGGCGAGCGCACCCAGACGATGGAAACCTACCGCGGACAGGCGGATGCGGATCGCGGCACCCTGGAAACGTTCATCAGCCGCAAACAACTCACGGCGAACGAGAAGCAAACGCTCGCGCGCATCCAGCAGACGTGGCGTCAGGCCATGTCGCAGGCCACCCTGACGGGCAAGGACCTCGAACGGGATCTGATTAACACCATGGAACAGCACCAGGGCGAGTTCTATCGGCACGGCGGGTTGTCTCCCGCCGACCGCGTGCCGGCGATGCTCACCCCGGGCGAGTACGTCGTCAATCGCCAGGCCGTCGCCCGCTTCGGCGCCGGCTTCTTCGAAGCGCTGAACGATCTGTCGCTGCCCGCGCGAGCGCTCGCGCGGCACGTGCAGGGGTTTGCATCCGGCGGTCTGGTGGCGACGCTCGGCGCCCCGCTGTCTCGGCCGCTGTCTCGCCCGGTGCTGCCGGCCGAGAGCAGCCCGACGCGCACGGTCCGGGTCGAGCTGGCGGCGGGCGATCGCAAAGTCACCGCTTCGGTCGAAGCGCGCGACGAAGCGCGCCTGTTGAGTCTTCTGGAAGTCGCCCGCGCGCGGGCCAGTTGAGCCCTCGTTGAGCTTCTGCCCGAATCCCTGTTCACACACTGCTGCCCGAACACCTGCCGATGCAACTGAAGAACCTGGCCGACGCCGTCGTCGTGACGCTGCCCGACGACCTGCTGTGGAGCGACGAGCACGCCTGGACGCCGGTGGTAGCGTCCGTGTCGTACCTGATCACCGGCGCTCTGCTGGTCCAGTCGGCGACCCGGCAGGCGGGGCGTCCGATCACGCTCACCGGCGCGCTCGACATGGCCTGGGTCACGCGCTCGGTACTGACGACGCTCCATGCCTGGGCGGCCGTGCCGCTGACCGACACCAGCGGCCGCTTCGAACTGACGCTGACCGACGGGAGCGTCTTCACGGTCGCCTTTCGTCATGCCGAAACGGCCCTCGAGGCCGAACCGGTCGCCGGCTTCCCGGCGCGCTCGGCATCCGACTTCTACCGCCTGACGCTGCGGCTGATGGCGATCTGATTCCTCTGGAGGGATACGCATGGCCATTCGTTCTGGCGACGTCAAACTACTCAAGTCGGCGGTCATGGCCGACGTGCCCGAAGGCGGCGGTGCGCCGACCGGTGCCGTGATCGCCGATGGCGTGTCGAACGCGATCTTCCCCGACATCTCCGAACTCGACCGCGCCGGGGGCCGCGTCAATCTACGCAAGACCTTCGTCTCGGTGCAGACCGACGACACCGACACCTACTTCGGCGGCAACGTCATCGTCGCCGATCCGCCGGCCGATCCCCGCGTCAGCGTAACGCTGTTCAGCACCGCGTCCACCTTCGATACGCGCGCGCAGGCCGCGTCGCGCATCGAGTCCTACCTCAACAAGGGTCCCGAGTGGGCGGGCTACCTCTACGAGAACCACATCGCCGGCCAGCGCGTGATCCAGCTGTTTCAGCGCGTCACGGACGTGCTGCCGAATGTCGGGCAGACGCTGGTGCTGGTGCAGAACGAGGGGCTGACCAACGAGACCTTGCAGTACGTGCGCGCGACGGCCGTCTCGGCGGTGCAACGCGTGTTCACCTACGCGACCGACGTCGATTACAACGCCCACATCGTCACCGTCGACATCAGCGATGCCTTGCGCACCGACTTCACCGGTTCGCCGGCCAGCCGCACGTTTACCCGGTCGGGTGCGGGCACCAAGGTGCGCGATACTGTGGTCGCCGACGCGGGCACCTACGTCGGCGTCGTGCCGCTGACCGCACCGGCAGCACTCGGCGACTTTACGATCCAGACGCGTGGTCTCTACACCCAGTTGGTGCCGAGCGCGCAGACCGAGACGCCGATCACCTTTGCCGTCCCCTTTGCCGCCGCCGGCCTGCCGGTGCCTGGGGCGACCCCGGTGACCTACACCGCGACCCATACCTGGTCGACCACCATCAACTTCCAGCTGCCGGGCGGTTGCCTGCCGGGGAGTCTGACCCTCGCCACGAGTGGTCTCACGCTCCTTGACGACGCGGGTGTGCTGAAGACGGCCAGCGGTCAGATCGGCACGATAGACTACGCCAACGGGATCCTGACGCTCAACGCCGGCACGATGTCCGACCCCAAGACCGTGACCTATACCCCGGCCGCCCGCGTCCTGCGCGCGCCGCAGAGCGCCGCGATCGCGGTGACGGTCGAGAGTCGCAGTCAATCCTACACCGGCTCGATCCTGCCGATTCCGCAACCGGGCACGCTGTCGATCAGTTACCTCGCGCAAGGGCGCTGGTACGTGCTCTCGGATGCCGGCAACGGCGCCCTCAAGGGCATCGACAGCCGTTACGGGGCCGGCACCACTCAGGCGGACACCGGGGCCTTCGTGGTGACGCTCGGCGCGCTGCCGGACGTGGGCAGTTCGCTGGTGCTGACCTGGAACACGCCGACGCAGGAGACGACGCACCCCATGGTCACGCTGAAGGCGTCGCAGACGCTTGGCCTGTCTCCGCCCGAAGGGAACGCGATTCAGCCGGGATCCCTGAGCGTCTCGTGGACGCACGACGGGACGAAGACCGCCGCCGCCAATACCGCGGGCGTGCTGTCGGGTGCCGCGACCGGGACGCTCAACGTCGCGCAGGCGAGGCTCGCGTTTGCCCCGAACACGCTGCCGGCGATCGGCACGAACCTGACGGTCAGCTACGTCGCCGGTCCGAAGCACGAGGACCGTTTTGCCCACCCGTCGCGCGATGGCAGCGGCCAGGTGCCGGTGACGGCCTCGCAGGGCGCGATCCAGGCGGGTTCCCTGGAAGTCGAATGGAACACTTTCACGGACCTCGCGGTGCTGGGCACCTACACGCGCGATCAGTTGGCGGAGATGGGGATTCGCCTCGCGGATCCGACGCAGGTCGCGACCGACGACGGCGCCGGCAACCTGCTCCGGCACGGCACGATCATCGGGACGGTCGATTACGCGAGCGGCGCGGTCGTCTTCCAGCCCGACGTCGTCGTGAAGATCCCACGTCCGGATTACACGGCGCTGCCGGGGTCCGGCGGTCTCCCGGACGACCGCTTCCGGCTCAGCTACAGCGGCATCACCTACGTCGATGCTCCCTCGCTGTACCCGAACGACGAAACCGGCCTCGTCACGCTGCGCTACAACGGCGCCGGTTCGACCTCCAATCAAACCGAAACCTTCGTCTTCTCGCCGTCGTTCGCGCTGGTCCCCGAGGTCACCGCGCAGATCGTTCCCGGCACGGTACTGCTGCAGACCGCTGGCGCCGGGCCGTGGGGCGACAACGCGCAAGGCACGCTGCGCGAGTTCACGACCAGCGGCTGGGTGACGCGCGGGTCGCTCAACTACTTGACCGGCGAGGTGACGCTGTCGTCGTGGGTGACCGGCGCCCCCAACGCCCTCACGCGCGCGAGCACGGTGACGACGGTCGGCGAAGCGATTGCCAGCGCCTTCGTCTTTCGCACCTCGGCGGCGCCGCTGCGTCCGGGTTCGCTCTCGCTGCAGTATGCGCGGGCGACCGGCGGGACGCAGAACGTGACGGCGGCGATCGACGGCACGATTGCGGCGACCGGCGTCAGCGGTTCGGTCGACTACGAGACCGGGATCGTTCGCGTGCGCTTTGGTGCGATGGTGCCGGCCGCGGGCCACGAGGCCGAGCCGTGGTACGACGCGAGCCAGGTGGTGGGCGGGCAGATCTTCCGGCCGCAACCGATCGCCATGGCGAGCCTGCGCTATCACGCGGTCGCCTACAGCTACCTGCCGCTCGACGCGGACTTGCTCGGCATCGATCCGGTACGCCTGCCCAGCGACGGGCGCGTGCCGATCTTCCGGTCCGGAGGCTTTGCCGTCGTCGGTCATACCGGCGAGATCACGACGACGGTCAGCAATGGCCAGACGCTCGACTGCGGTCGTGTGCGGCTTTCGCGCGTGCGCGTGATCGGGCATGACGGCGCGGTCATCGACAGCGGCTTCACGGCTGACCTGGAAGCGGGGACCGTGACCTTCACCGATGTGACGGGCTATGCCCAGCCGGTGACCGTCCAGCACCGCATCGAGGACATGGCCGTGGTGCGCGAAGCGCTGATCAGCGGCGAGATCGCGTTCACCCGCGCGCTGACGCACGCCTACCCGGCCGGCAGCTTCGTGTCGAGCGCCCTGATCGCCGGCGACCTGTTCGCGCGGGTCGCGACGGTCTTCGATCAGGCGACCTGGGACGGGTCGTTCAAGGACGCCCAGAACGGCGGAGCGGCGACGGGAACGTTCAACCACGCGCAGTTCCCTCTGGCGGTGAGCAACCGCGGCGCCTTGACCGAGCGTTGGGTCGTGCGCTTTACCGGCACCAGCAATTTCGAAGTGATCGGCGAGCACGTCGGCGTGATTGCCACCGGCAACACGGTCACCGATTGCGCGCCGGCCAATCCATCGACCGGCGTCGCGTATTTCACGATTCCCGCGCTGGGCTGGGGAGCGGGCTGGGCGACCGGCAACATCCTGCGCTTCAACACGATCGGTTCGATGTTCCCGGTGTGGGTGGTGCGCACGATTCAGCAGGGACCGGAAACGGTGCCCGATGACCAATTCACGCTGCTCATTCGCGGCGATGTCGACACGATCTGACGGGAGAAACCATGGGAACGATTCACGACGTGCGTTACTTTGACTCGGACATGGCCGGCGCGCCGAGCACGGCCGGAATGGCGGCCGCGGGACGGATGATCGCCCTGCTGGATGCGTGCCTGGTCAATGGCTTCAACCTGAAGTCGGTCACCAGCCTGGTGGTCGCCGACGGGGTGGCGACGGTGACCACCGACGGCGATCACAACTTTCGCGACTACACGGTGATCCGCATTGCCGGCGCGACGCCGGACGGACTGAACGGCGACTGGAAGATCACCGTCACCGGTGGGGCGACCTTCACCTTCCCGACGACGGAAGCGAACGGCACCGCGACGGGAACGATCAGCGCGAAGACCGCTCCTTTGGGCTGGACGAAGGAATTCGCCGCGACAAACGTCGGCGTCTATCGTCCAAAGACCGGCTTGCGCCACTACTTCCGGGTCAATGACGCCAGTGCGTATGTGCTGCAGTACCGCGGCTACGAGGCGATGACCGGCGCGGGGGACGGCGGCACCAACCCGTTTCCGACCGCGACGCAATTGCCGGCCGGCGTTGGCATGAGTAAGTATTACACCAACGTGGCCTACGTCCAGAAGTGGTTCCTGATCGGCGACGACCGCTGCGTGTACCTGGTTTACAACGGCGCGGAAAGCTACGGCGTATCGCAGGACTCCGGCGATTGGGCGATCTACGGCTTTGGCGAAGCGATCTCGTACGTCCCCGGTGACCTCGGCCACTCGTTCGTGATCGGCAACAACGCGACTTCTTGGTCGCCTTATGCCAACCAGAACGGAAGCGGCGTCCCTGGCGGCTTCTACACCCACTCGTATACCGGCTGCTATTTCAGCCGACCGTATTCGCAGGAGTTAGGTAGCCCGGTGCGTTTCCGTATCGCCGGCAACGCCATTTGCCAGGGCTGGGGGAGTTCGCCGAATGCGTACGGCCGTGTTCCGTATCCGAATCCGGCGGACCTGTCGCTGCTCTTTCACACGCCGATCTGGATGCAGGAAGAAACCTCGAAGGCGGTACGGGGCGAGCTGCCCGGCCCGTACCAGCCGCTGCACTCGTACATGCACGCGCGCATCGGTGACGTGGTCGTCGTCAATGGCCGGAAGATCCTGCTCACGCACGCTTTTGACGCGGATTCCGGGGGAGACGGGGTCAACAGCGCCGGCGCCGGCACTGGGGTCATGGGCTGGGATATCACTGGGCCGTGGAGGTAGGCCGTGGATCTCTCTGACGCGCATTACGACCAAGTCAGCTTGCTGGTGCCGATGAACAGTCACCTCGGCACGCCGACCTGGGCGGACTTCAGCAAGACCCGAAGGGCGCTTTCGCCGGCGGGGACGCCGCTGTTCAACAGCTATTACGCCAACTCCCGCAAGGACGGGCTGTGGGTCACCTACTTCAACGGGGGATCCGCGTTGACGCTGCCGGACAACGCCAACGTGGCGAACTTCGGCACCGGAGATTTTACGGTCGAGATGCGGCTCGCCCTGCACGATGGCGGACACGGCTCGGCGTGGCCGCGGATCCTGGAGACGAATCATTACCCGAACCCGGGCGGCTGGGGGTTGGTGGGGTCGGCGTCCGAGAATCCGGGCCGCCTGCGCTTCGACCTGTCGGATGGCGCCCCACTGCTGATCACGCAATCCGCGCTGACCAATCTGACCTATTACCATGTGGCGATCACCCGGGCGGCAGGGCAACTGCGGCTGTTTCTCGACGGCGTCCTGCAAGGGGCCTTGGCGTCGGCGCATGACTTCAGCGCCAACCGCTTTCGGATGGGAGCGAATCTGAACCCCTCTACTGGGGAGTATTTCAAGGGGTGGGTGCGCGATGTCCGGATCACGCCGGGGGTGGCACGCTACACGGCGGCTTTCACGCCGCCAGCCGCGAACAGTTTCTATCGGGGCCCGGCGGGGGTGTCGAGAGTGCTGCCGCAGACGCTGGCGAGCGCTTTGCGGTTCGCTCAGTTGGGGGAGCCCACCGAGCGGACGAAGGGGATCCAGGCGCTGCGGCGGGTTGCCCCGAATCCGCAGATCGGCCGGGGCGTGGTAGTGCGCAATGTGGCGCTGGGGTACCAAGCGGGTGATCGGACCGTCGCCCTCTCGGGAACGACGAAGGTCAAGGCGCTGCCCGCCAATATCCCGGTATCCCGCCCGGTGCGTCTGTATCGCAACGACACCGGCGCGCTGGTGGCGGAGACGCAGTCGCGAGTCGACGGGAGCTACACCTTCCAGGGACTGTCGCTGGACCAGCGGTACTTCGTGGTGGCGTTTGATCCGACGCATGTCCACCGCGCTGTGGTCGCGGACCACCTGACCGCCGAGCGGATCCCGTGATCGCCGAATCGACGGCCTGCCGCGAAGCGGCCCTGGCGGGTCGGCTGGCCTTTCTGAACACCGGCAGCCTCGGTGCGGCGGCGGCTCGCCTCTATGGGGACCCGCGGCCGGCGTCGGCCGACGAGTTGCCGGCGAGTGCGATGCTGGTCGAGATTCCGTTGCAGGATCCGGCCGGGGTGGTCGCCGATGGCGCGCTGACCTTGCTGCCGCGGGATCCGGGGATGATCGTGCACAGCGGCTTGGCAACCTGGGTGCGCTTCGTCAATCGGGACGGTTTGCCGGCGTTCGACCTGGACGCAG